TAGGTGTCATTGTATAAAATCTCTGATTTGCTATAGTATCAAAAGTAAAATTTGTCTTAACTATTTCAGTTTCCTCGCAAAAGTTATCTTTAGCTTCGTTTAGCCTAATAACTATTTCATTTTCATTCATATGAGGATGGTGAAGTTGTACTCTCTCTATCATTTGCTTTAAATTCATTACTCAACAACCTTTGTTAATTTACTTATCTCAAACTTTAATATATCTGAATATGCCTGTCTTTGAGCACTTAACATTTGAAGCATTTCAGTGTCCTCATCTTCTTGTATTGCATTGCTAATTCTACAGTCTATGATATTTGCAGCATACTTATACAGTACTAAATTTAAGGCTTCTAAAGGAAGACCTATCTTGTTAAATACTACATCGTAGTTTTCATTGTAATAAGCACTATTATTTCCATGAGGATACTTAATAAAGTCAACTCTAGCAGATTCAGTATCACTAGGTTCTGGAAGTATCTGAACATCAGGGTCAACTGCTTCATTATCTACATACCATACAGGGCTATATTTAGTCGCTAAATACATACTACTATCGTCTTCAGCTTGCTGTTTATAAGAATAAGGTATTTCCTTACACTCAAAAACATCTCTCTTAACTCTTAAGATTTTTATATTTTTAGTAGACTGAGTTGAACTATTACTAGTAATACCTGATTTCTTCCCATTAGTATCGTCCACACTAAAAGATAGTGTTGTATACTTTAAAAGCAAATTTTCAGGCACTATATCTATAACATCTCTTATAGCTACTTCAAGTATCTCAGGAACAGCATTAGTAACATCTGTAGTAAAATCGTCTCCTATCAGATTTTTTGCTAAAGTTACTATTGATGATGCTACTGGCATTATTCCTCGTTTTTAAGTTTCTGTAATACTTCTAAGGCTCCCATACATCTAAGTGTAAGCTCTGTAACCTTATTTAATTCCTCAGTAAGCTGAGCTCGTTGACTTTGTAAAGTATTAACTTTCTCAACAAGCTCATTGTACTCTTTATCTATTTTACTTACTTTTTCTACTTTTTTTATCTTTTCAGACATATAAACTCCATTTTAATCAGTCTAATATACAAACTTTATATTAGGATTAAAACAAATTTATTATCTACCTCGTCTTGCTTTACTTCTACTCTTCCTAGCTCCTTCAACTGAACCAAAAGACGATTTTGAATGAGATACGCCTCGTACGCCAGAACTTCTCCTGCCTTTTGCTCCTCCAGAGTTTCCTATTAGGTTTATGTGTGTTATTTCTCTTTTTGGCATAATTGCCTCCTTGTGTTATGATTTAATTAAAAATATTTGATGCCATTGATTATGTGCTAATGCTTGAGTAGTACCAGGCTCATCGTATGTAGCTATCCTTAGTCTTGCGTGACCTGCTATTCCTGATGCTAACTCAGATGCTCCAGCAGAGGCATCTCCAGCTGGAGAATGATTCAATAAAATATTACCGCTATAAATAGTGTCATCAAAAAACTCTCGACCATACATCCAGGGATTATCCGTATCAAATGCTGAATAAACTGAATCGGCTACATTTGTAATCTGCGCCTCTGTATCTATAGACCATACAAAATTAATGTTTATACCTGATACCCCTGAAGGGACACCATAAACTTTAAATCCGCTAATCTTTGGGTTATTATTGTTTATTGCGGGCATTATTTTAGGAACTAAAGTAGCAAATACCATTGTAAAGCTTGTATTTTTAATATTAAATGGTATTAAGTCTGTATTATAAGCTTTCTTTTCTTGCCAAGGTAGCCTAATATAAGTAGACCATACATTATTAAATTGCTTTCTTTTATCTAATGCATCAGCGGCTTTAGCTGGAACCTCAATCTCAATAATATCACCATGTTCAGCATTAGCAAAGATTCCATCGATATTTATCATAATACCTAAGTCTATAGAAAAAGCATTAGAGGAAGTTCCACTAAAAACCCAGTACCTACCATTTCCTGATGTAGAGTTAGCGTATATAGTCTCCTCTAAAGTATTATCTGCTATAGTCCCTTTACACTTCTTAACAGTAAAAACATCTGTCCCGCCTAAATGGGAAAATGTTAATTTATATGTATATCCTGCATTTAAAGGATTATTAACCCAAACTTTTATCGATGGAAACCCTGAGCCAGTAGTTGTCTGTACATACTCATATCCATCTGCCCAATGGTTATCTGTACCTCCATTATCTAACGCTCCTAAATAAATAGGGTCGTAATAATAATTAGACCATTTTCCCCCTTCAGCCTCAGCATTACCTGATATAGTAACGGATGCTGACATTATACTGTATGAGGGATTACATTAATTTTAAAAGGCTCATCGCTATTATCTGTAGCATTTGCACTATTTAATGTCAATCGCATATAAGGATGTCTTCCATTAGCATCATAGTCATATACAAAATGACTAGCAACTGCTGAAGTTCCTGGACTCCAATCGCCTATATCTGCGACATCATAATAAACTATGCCATCTAAAGAGCCTTCAACCATTACCTCTACTGCACCAGGGTCAGCAGCCATAGATTGGCCTGCTCCGTTAACTATTACTGTAAAATCTGAAATTACTGCCCAATCAAAGGGTAAAGTTGAAGTATCGTCTGTATCAACATTCCACATTGTACACTCATGTCTTACATGAGCATCTATACCGCTAGCTCCAGTAGTAGACTTTATTATTTCAACATTTGGTTCTGTACCAAACTTGCTACCACTATCAGTGCCAGTATCACGAGTTTCATTAGAATTGCTTCCTAATTTTGTCCATGGACTTGAATATCCACCTGCCATATCTTTCTCCTAAAGTTGTGTTAAGGGGCCCGAAGACCCCTTAACGATTATCCTATCCACTTATTATGATGGGTCAGCACCTACACCACCGATATTATCAGGTGATAAAGATACATTTTTATTAAACCCACTCACTAGGAAATTACATTTACCTGTTGAGCCAGCTTCAATAGTAGCTGCCTCGTCATTTAATGACAATCTCCACCATGCGACACTGCCTTCTGGGTAATTACTTAAATCAACAGAAAACATTTGAGTTCCTGTTACATCTGGAGTAATATCAGTAGACATTTCGGTTACTAAGAACCAATTTTTGCCATCATGAGAGCCATATAAGCCAAAGTCAGAAGCTACATCAGCGTATGCAGTACTAATATTAACGCCTATAAGCCTTTTTCCTCCGCCTAATTGAACCACACTTTCTTTAAGAGCAGGCCCTACTAGCTCAGCATCAACATCAGTCATAGTAGCGCTAGTAGAAGATACTAAAGTTTGAACACCTTCTTCTACAACCACAGACCATGTACCATCATATGATTTTGCATGAGTAGTACCATCAGTAATAACAGTTGTCCCTTGAAATGTTATTTTAGCCATTATCTACCTCCTACTTAAGAAAACTTAAGGATTGCGTGGGTTTCAGGAAGACTAATTTCCAAGCCAGCCTCAGTGATGATTTGGTCTTGTCGACCATCAACACCGTTGTCTTGTACATTAGTTTCAATGAAGGTATCTCGACTAATACCATTACCACTTAGTGGACGATATGCTACATTCTTCATATCAACACAAACACAATAATCTTCCCAAGGTCCTCTTAATAGAGGCTCAGCAACAAAGTGTAAATTACCAAAAATAGTATTTACCATTGTTACTTGATGCCCAAAAGCACCAGGAATAGTATTGACATCTAATCGATACTGAGAAGAGCCTACCGAATTGTTCATAAAAGAGCCAGCACCTAATTTATTCAAATAAGTGATAACTTTTCTAGAAGCAAGAACAAGCTTATTCCCAGAATTTCCACTTTCAGCTGCAAAGAAATCTTCCATTGCATCTAAGAAAGCATCGTATCCAGAAGAAGCATAAGACATATTATACACTTTACCATATGTTTCAGTATAAGGAAGAATACCCCAAGTACTTCTAGTTGGAGCTCCGCCAGCTGCTGAACCATCTGCACTAGCATTAATATCATTAGAACCTCTGTTAAACAACATAGCGTTCTCTACATCCATCTTATGTTCCATTAACTTATCTTGCCAGATTCTTTGCCATTCATCTTTATGCCCTCTATATTCTGTAGCTAAAGATGTTCCAGAGAATATGTTCATACCAGTTTTGAAGATTTGTGTATATCCTTCTCTATCCCACATTTTATCTTCCCAACCTAATGGATTTGATGTACCCTCTGCCCAAGCACTACCAACAACCTGACCAGCGTTTCCTACAGAAAAAACTGTTCCATTAGGAACTGTCTTTCCAACAGGAGATAAAGCTTCACCTTCAATTAAAGTAAAGTCATTATCAGTGTCATGCTGTATTTCCGCAGTACCTGTAGGACTTGCACCTGAAGAAACTGTTGCATCAGAGTCGATTTTAAAGTTATAAACTTCTCCATCATCTGCTTTAATTGCAATCATTTGTCCAGGTAATATAAATGAACACTCAGACCCAGATGCTATCTTACCATACTCATCGTATTTGCAATTTATCCTTAAGTCTTCACTTGCGTTCATTATTTCATTTGCAACAAACTCTTCTGTAGCAGTAAAAGATGTTTCTACTAAGAAGTTTCGTCTTTGCCACTGATGTCTCTGCTCTAAAAATTTGAAAACAGGGTCATTAGTGGCTTTTTTTGCCACCTTTGATAGATACACAAAGAATGGACTTTGTTGAGGAGCTAACTCTGCAACACGGTCGCCAAAATTAAACTTGCGTCTAGTATTATCTAGACTGACGCCTTGGCCTGTGTTACCAGTTGAGCTACTAAACACGCTCGCATTTGCCATTTTCTTTCTCTCTTATTAACACCCATTCCCTTCAACTGCTTTCGCCTTCAGGGTGAGTGCCCCATACGGGATTTACCAAGGATTGTTACGCTTAAAATCGCCTAACATACTATCCATAATTTGGTCTTCCGTAGAACGAGGGTCTTCACTACCAGAGGAAGCTTGAACTCCCATTGGTTGTGGAACTTGTTGAGCTCTTTGAACTTGTTGGAATGCATCGCTAGGTGCGGGTGCATTAACAGGCTCATTTGGAGCTGCTTGACCTTTTTTCATTCTATATAGTTGAACCAAACTATCCATTGTAACCGCTTTAGGGTCTGACATTTGGGCGATAAATTCAGCAGCTTCTTCATTATTAAATCCATACTGACTTTGAACATATTGCGATACCTGGCTTTTTTGATGTTGTGCTTGTTGTTGAGCTTCCACTCTTCTAGCATCTTCTATTCTTTGATTTTCCAGTGTTTGCATTTTCTCCATCAATACGGCATTTGAATAATTCGTTTTTGCTGTATTGTATTCGTCCATACTATCACGCCATTCATCTAACTCGTTTACATATTGAGCGCTTGCGCTCGAAGGGTCAGTGTAAGCTTCCTCACGACTATACCCTGCTGGTTTACTCGGTCTATCTGGAGGCGCTGGAAACTCCTCTTCAGGCTCTGCTTGCT